GCCGACGCACCCAGAGTTGTGCGTGCTGATGACGCATCTGGCGTTGGTCAATGGGTATGAATCCACGTCGTCAACATCAATAGCGAAGATATGCTCAATCGAATCTGGATTGGTTGCGGATCTCAGCCATTCCATTCTCGAGCGCCAGGCTTGCGCTGGTCGTCCTCGTGTAGCGTGAAGAAGTGAAATTTTCGCACCGTTCCGAATAAAATGATTGGTTTCGATTGCGTCGGCTTCCTCTCGGCGGTTGTTTGCGCGTAGAGCCATGCCACGCAGCCCGATGCCGAGTGAGCCATAATAAGGTCTGCGGAGGTTCCATGGCGGCTCTGGAGGCATCTCCAGCCCCAGCATTGCCTCAGTCCAGCCAAGCGCTGACTGTGGGTCGGAAATTGTTGATGCCAATCCGAGCTCTCCGTATGCCTCGCGCCGGCTTGGATCTGTTGCAAGTGCAGCCACAAGCATTTGTTTTTTGCTGCCATCATCATCGGCAAGTCTAGCGAGTTGGAAATAGGCTTCGTAAAGTTCATTTCTTCCGACTCCTTCGGATTGCACAAACTCAAGAGCTGCTTGGATCGCCTCGTCGTTCCGATCCAATGCAATCAAACTTTGGAAGGTGTGAAATTTCTGCGACACGGTTCTTTTCTTTTCCGGTATGGATTCGAGGATCCTTAGATTCCTTTCATCTCTAGATGCGCTGCGTTTTTCGCTGGCATGAATGATTTCGGCGCCGTCGAATCTCATGTGATTCGTGCCTTCATTAAATTTCAAGCATTCATGCACCGGATGTTCCCACATGGCAGATCCTTTGCGCCAGATCCTTTCTCTCCAGTTGATGATGTTATCCTCCGGCACGACGTAGCGCATCAAAATGCCGTCAACGGCTTTGTCGTTGATGTCGGAAATTAAGCGCCGGATTTGCTCACCTGAATCTTCTGTCATAATGTCATCGGTGTCGGCCCACATGATCCAGTCGCAGGTAGCTCGGTTTGCTGATAAGTTGCGAGCTGCTCCAAAGTCGTCAACGTGGTTCCAATGTCCGATCTTGTTGAAATACTCACCGATGATGCAGCCGCGACTTTGCGCAATCTCAAGCGTTCGGTCTGGTTTCTGGTTGCCGATTGCCCGGATTATAACGACCTCATCGAAATGGTGTTGGAATTTATCAAGAAACCTTTCGATGTAGTTTTCGCAGTTTCCAGTTATTACGGAAAGTGAGATTGTATCTTTTTTCATATGTCTGAATCGAATATGGGATTTATTCATTTTTTGACAATAAAAAAACGCCGCCCTTTTTTACGGGGCGACGTCTTATGAACTACGAACTACACCAGAGAATTATGGTTTTGTGCCGAATGCAAGACCGAGGGTCAAACCAGTTGCGGTTCCGTAAAGGCACTCGAAAGCACCGAACATTTGACCAGTTGCTGTGTCGAAGCTGCGGCGATACCCCATCACGATTCCGGATGGATCGGCTGCGCGCTCGACTGCGAGATACTCGGAACCGGCTTGCGGCTCAAGATAACGCATTGCAATGCTGATTGCATCAGGGTGAGCTGCGAAGCAAACAAGCGAAGTTGCAGCGGTTGGAAGAATGTTGGTTTCGTAAGTTGGGAAACCGACAAGCTGACCAAGCGTGCCTTGACGTGCTGCTTGGTTATCACCGATTGCGTAGGCTTGAAGCACGTTGGTAGAACCAAGCAGCGATGCACCTACAACGGTGTTGTGAATAAAAGAGCAAACGCCAGGATCAACGTCTACATTGCGACCGGCAAGGACAGCGCGGAGTGCGATGAGTTGTGCCAATCCATAGCTGGATTCCGAAGTCGTCACAGAAGCGGCTCCGAAGTTGGTCGTGGTGATCAGCTTCCAGATGTTTTCCAGAACTTTTTGACCAAGTGCGCGGCCAGCTTGCATTGCAAGTTCGTCAAAACGTGCGCCAGAGCTGTTTGCATTCTGGAGGTCGGTGATGTCGAAGCTGACGATGTTGTGCTGGTTAAGGTTGACCGTGTTGTGAGTAATTGCGCCGCCACCAGTTTGATAGTTGGCGGAACTTGCGTTGAAAGTCGTTGCGGTCATCGCGGAGATGAAAGGGACCACAATGGCATCACCTTTGCCTCTTGCGGAATCGTCAAGAGAGCGTGAGAATGCACGGAGCGGGGCGAGCTTTGCGGTGAAGGCTTTAAGGGCTTCTTGCGCAAAGATTGTATCGTTGAATGAAATGGTAGCCATTTGATTAATTATTTAGAGATTTGTGAACGGATTTCAGCAGAGTGTGCGGCGTAGTATTCGCTGCGCTCTTTGCCTGTAAGTGATTGGAGAATTTGAAGGTGATTTTTAGTTTCTTCGATTGGTGAGTTTGAACCTAGATCCAGCGGCTCGCCGTGTCCCATCGCTGCGAGCTTTTGAGCGGCTGCGGTGTCAATCTTCTCGGCATTGATTGCTCTCGCTGCTTCCAGCTCGACAATTTTAGCTTCCAAGGTTGGAACTAGTTCTGCTTGAATGCGAAGCTCAATGTTCTGGGCGGTAATTTCGGCAGCTTCTTGAAGTGCCATTTCAGCAGCTTCAAGTTTTGCTTGAAATTCTGCGGCTTGCGCGGTGATGTCTGCTTCAAGTGCAGCGATGCGCTCGATAGACTCTTCGGAAGATGGATTTGTGAGGCGATTAAGAAAGCTCATATGCGAAGATTCCTCCGATGCTTGGCGAATGTCAACTTGCACGCCTAGAACTTCGTCAACAAAGCCGTTTTCTAGTGCTTCACTTGCATTCATCCATGTCTCGCTCATCATCATTTTTCTGATTTTAGTTTTATCCATTCCGGTGCGATCACTGTAAATTACGGCTATGTCCTCACTGATTGCTTCCAAAAGGTCAGCGGTCTTGCGAAGTGATTGCGCGTTGCCGACTGCTCCGCTGGATGCGTCATGGATCATCATGCGCCCATGTTTAACCATAGAGATTTTATCAGCGGACATTGCAATGACGGATGCCATCGATGCAGCCATCCCGGTGATTGTCACATTGACGATCACACCGCGATCACGAAGGGATTTAATTTCTTGATAAATAGTGTATCCGTCAAAGACACTGCCGCCGGGGGAATTGATTTCGATGTCGAGAACGTCAACAGCGTTTTGCGCTGCGTTCATAATCTCACCGAAATTCGCGCCTTCTGCCGATGCTTTTGCTCCGAACAGTCGCCCGATCTCGTCAATCATGCGCTTAATGCTGTCTCCGGTAACAGCTTCGTTGAGCTTTACTTTTCCGCCTTTGTTTTCAATCGTGATCATGGTTCTAATGGTTGTTGGATTGGTTGTTCGTTTGATGTAACAAGTCGCACGCTGCGCGGGTCAATATCAACCCCGTATTTTGCATTCTTCTCTGCGATCTTCACGAGAAGCTTGGCAGCTTCCTCGGTGCGCTCGTCAATAGATTCATCGAAGTCTGTAGATAGCTCGCCCATGATGGACGTGGCGTTGACCAGTCCGTCTTTGTAAAGTGCCATTTTCTCTTTAAGACTGCGTCCATCGTCAATCGTAAGTTTTGGCGGCTTGGTAAAGCCCCAGTTATACCATTGATCTGACATCGGCACGCGCCCGTTTTCCATCGCCCAAGCGATTGCCTTGGTGACCCTCCACTTGCCGATTTTCTCCAGCGTCGATTGGCGATCCTCAACAAACCTGCAAGCCTTGCCGATGTCCTCGCGCTGCGCTGTGCCTTGTCCAGATGGTTTCCAGAGGGTTGCAGGTAAGCATGCACCGACCAGACATTGACGTGCCTGCATGTCGTAAAACTCATGCCATGGGTTGCCAGGGCGGAAATTTTGATGCTGCGTGATCTTCTCACCAGCTCCGGCTTTTGCATACATGATCCGACCACCTTGTAAGAATTCAACGGCAAGCTCGCCGCAGTCAACTGCTGGCTCGTATCCGGGTTCTTCCATGTCTGGTCCACCAGTTTCATTTTCAACGGTGTAATTGAGCGATGACATGGAAAGCAAGTTCATGCGTTCCCACTCTTCGCTCTGCATGATGTCGCGAAGGTTGTTCAGCGAATGCCAAAAGAGCGGAAGTCCTCGGCGTTGCTCGGGCCAGTAGCGGTCAAAGACATGCAGGATAAATTTTTTATCAATAAACTGCTTGTGCTTGCCGTCAACGTCGCACAATGAGTAAGCGACTGGGATCGATGTGTTGGGGAAATAAACGATACCATCATAAAGATCAAATCCCTTGTATTTGCCAGATTGCTGTATGCCGTCAGGTAATCCGCCGCTTTCTATACGGTGCGAGGGGATTTGTTGGATTTGTGGGTAGCCGCTTGGCGATGACGTGAAGTATTCAAAAACCTCGCCGTCACGATCCATCGAAACTGAATCGATAAACATGTCTGAGGTGAAATCTGCAATATCTCCAATGATATTGCAAATCGGATACCATTCATCCTTTAGCCACTCTTTCGCAATGTCTCCAAAGTTTTTGTCTTTTCCCTTATAGGTCGGTAGCCATGCGTTGCCGACGGCGTAAATTCCGATTTGATTAGATGCACCGACCATCAGTGGAGAGTTAAGATATAACGTTCGGCTTGCTGATTGTAGCGTCTGCCTGTCATATTTCGTGACGATCTTATGCAAATCGCGGAGGTTGCGCGATTCGCTTGGCCTGTCGCCGCCGCCTAAATTGGCGTGGCGTGACGGCCTGCGGCTCACATAAGATATTGCAGCATTTCCGAATTGGTCAAGTATCATAAGAATCGTGCGCGGGTGGTGCGGTTTCCGGCAGAATCGCGTTCAATCATGCCCATAAGTATTTGCAACACGTCAAAACGTTCAGCCGGCGTAGAAGTTGCTTTTCCAGAAAAAGATTGTCCGTTGACGGTAGCAGATTCGACTTGAATGCCGCCGGTCGTTGATGTCAGTGCAACCGCAGCCGCCTGATATGCGGCTTTTTGCGCTTCAATCAGCGCAGAGTTTCCGCGTATTGCGCGAAAGATACCTTGAGCTTGTCGAAACGCTGATGCCATGTGAAAGGATTTAGCGCATACTGGCGAAAGTCAAACAAAGGCAAATATCATTCTTCACTTTCTTGAATCAGTCCTTTTGCCATAGCCTGCGCAACAATCATTCTTGCCGCTGCGTATCTGTCAAATTTGTCAGATTTTCCTTCAATAGCTTTGCCAAGCTCGGCCTCTGTCTCTGGGTCGATGTCCTCGGTCTTGATGTAAAGTCGGCGCTTGGGAATGACATGTTTATATTCTCGACCTTTTAGGCTTACCCATTTTTTCGTGTCATCCTCGTAATAGATGCCGCTTTCTCGCCTGCGCTCATCGTTGCGTTTTTTGGTTTCCAGCTTTCGGCTTCGATATGCCCCGCGTTTTTTACTCATCAGATTTAGGTGGGGTGAAGATTCTGAACATGAGAGCCGCAGCCACTTGATAGACCTCGGTGTCACGACCGTGGTTCGCTCCGTGCCTAACCCATTTTTTAATCTCGCGACCTTTTGCATCCTTTGCTGTTTCGAGTCGTTCGCCGTTTAGTTGCTTTGCGTAGCTGGGCGGCGCGTCGTCCTCGACTAGCCACGCAGCTCCCTCTCCTGACATCAGCCTTTGCAGAATGTATTGCATCGGCTCGGTAGCAATGTGCCAGCAAGTCGCCGGTTTTTTTTCCTTGGAAAGTGCAACCCAGCGTTTGGAGTATAGCCGGACTTCTTTTTTTGTATCATCACCTTTAAGTGGCCAGTCCCAGCCGGTTTTCCGGTTGCCATCGCCTTTCATCCCCTGCCATCCATATTTAACGATGATGCCAGCCATGCGCTCCTGGTCAAAACCGACATCAAGGAATGTGTGCTTCGGCTCGACGTTGTAGCAAGCGCGGATCTCTTCACACTCCGCATCGCTGTTGATGTAGCCAAAAAATAAGCCTTTTGATTCTCCGCCCTGGCACCATGCTCGGATGCGAAGCCAAAAATGATCGCCACCAGCATCAATTGTGCAAAACCTAACTACCTCGCCGTCGATCTTCTGCCCTTCGGTGAAATCTGCGCGGGTATATCCGCTAGGCTTTAAGATTATTTCCGATGCTTGCAGGTTATCAGTCCAGCCCTGCGCACGGTCTTTCTGCGTCCATTGTTTTAGAGCGGTGTAGTCTCCTGCTTTGGCTTGCTGGTCAGCGGATAATTTTCGCAGAACGTCATCGCCCCAAGGTTGCCACCAAACCGCTGTCCTGTCGGTGTGAAATCCTTCGTATCCACGTTGTCCAGTGTCACTAGTCAAAAGGTAGCCATCATCTTGCTGATACGAATCATGCAACTGCCTGCGCGTAGCGATGTCATCCGCAAACTCATGCTGACATCCAGCGCAGACCATGACGGTCGCATCTGCCCGCTCTTGATTCGTTCCGGTTTCTGGGAATTTCAGTGACTCGAACGCAAACGCTTGGACATGCGAACACTCCGGGCATTGCCACGCGAAATCCCACTTCCGGCATTTGTCATGCTCCGCATGCAGCTCGCTAGTCAGCCCGTGGCCGTCCTCGCTGGCAATCTCACCGCCTTGCGATACGAGAACAAACTTTCGGTTTTCGCGGTTATGGCTTCGAGCATTCCATTCTCGGACCATGCCGTGCTTCCACTCCCATGCCTCGTCTCCGTGTCCGTGCGTGATGGATACCTCTTGGAAGTTGCTGCGGTTGGCTCCACCGAGAACCATAAACATGTGCGGCCAAATGATCGCATCCCG